ATTGTTATCATTAGAGTTTCTTATTTTGAGAGTTTTTTAAAAAACAGGGTTTGTAAGTGGTTGATATTATTGGATATTATATTCCATAAAGTCCTAGAGGTACTAGAGGGATAAATTTCCCCCGATTTTGATTATGAAAAGGCAATAATTTATAAGTAAAATAAAATTAATGGGCTAACTAAAGTCTGATCAACTTTAGGACAGAGCATAAGGGGAGTAGCGCAGACTCTGCGCCGGAATTTCCGGTTTACGCTATTCCCCTTTTTCTTTGCCCTGGAAACACAACGGGAGGGCATAACAATGGCCATAGAATCACAGACCACAGCGATTGTTTTCAATACCCAGACCATCGGGGGAGTTATTTCCATCGGAGGCCCTTCGGGAGCCGCGCCGGTTATTGATGTGTCGAATCTTGCCAGCACAGGGGCCGAGAAATTGATGGGACTTCTTGACGAGGGGCAGGTAGTGCTTGAATGCAACCTGCTACCCGCAGACGCTGGTCAGGTCGCTTGCAAGACGGCCCGGCTTGCGCGCACTTCACATGCGGCGACCATCACCTTTTCGGATACCAACACAGCGGCATTCAGCGCATTCGTGACAGGATATTCGGTATCAGGCGCAGTCAACCAGCAATTGAAGGTGACGATCACGCTGGAGGTCACCGGACAAGTCACTTATAGCGCGAATTAGAGGAGATAACTATGGCTATTGAATCCCAGGGGGTTGTGATCAAGTGGAATAATGTCGCAATCGCCCAGGTTATATCGATTGGCGGTCCCACGGGATCGGCCCCGGTCATCGATATCTCGCATTTGGGAAGCACGGGTGCCGAGAAGCTCATGGGGCTTCTTGACGAGGGGCAGGTGACATTAGAGGTCAACTGGATCCCGGACGATGCCGCACAGGTGGCGCTCAGAGCAGACCGGCTTTCCCGGACTCAGCGTGTTGCGAAAATCTACCTCACCGATACATCGGGGACCATCCTCACCTGTGACGCATATTGCACCGGCATGGTCGTCAATGCGGCGGTTAATCAGCAGCTCAAAGGGACGATCACCCTTGAGGTTGACGGCAATGTCAATCACTCGCCTCGCCTCATAATCCACACGGCATACAATGAGGGGACGGGAATACTTGTGTTGGATCTTGCCGAGGATGTGTTTGCCGCAGCACTCAACAGTGAGGACACTGACAACTGGACATTCGATTATGACGGCTCCGGCCTGGTGATCAGCACAATATCGAGAGACAGTGACACGCAGGCGACTCTCACTTATACGACTGGCGGGGGAATTATAGGGACGTACACCATGACCGTGCAAGCCGAGGCGCTTGCACTTGTGGGTAGCTTCGACAGCGGGATTCTGCAAGTACCCGTCAGCATTACTTCATAATAAGGAGGCCATATGCTTTTAGACAAAAACGCACTCTTGAACATGCCGGCGCCAAAAATTGAGCGAATCGATTGCCCGGATGACGGACATATCTTCATCAGGGCCTTGCCGATGGCCGATCTTGACGAGTACGAGGCGGAGAATTACATCGTGGACTCGAACAGCGGGAAAGTCTCCTACAACCGAAGAAACATCCGGGCGCGACTCCTCGTGCGTGCCATATGCGACGACAAAGGGAATCCCGTATTCACAATGAAGGATGTGGACGCCGTGAGTAAGCGGACAGGCAAATTCTGGGATGACTGCTATCGCGCGGCCCTGCGGCTAAACGGCATGACCGGCAAAGAGGATGTGGAGATGGCGGAAAAAAACTCCGAATCCGCGCCAGACGAAAATTTTGCTTTGCCCTGGCGCGGGAGCTCGGAATGACAGTAAAGCAGTTGCTCGCGAACATGGACGCCGGGGAGCTTCTGGAATGGCAGGCATTTTTTCTGATAGAGGCCGAAGAAAAAGAGCACAGGGACTCATCGGATGCCTTGAGTGAAAATATTAAAATAGCGCTGGGGAAATAAATGGCCACAAGCTTGATAGTCGAAGTAGGCGCAAATGTTGCCCGAATGCAGCGGGATATGAACCGGATCAGCCGGCATGTGGAGACGACTACGCAGAAGATGACCAGATTATTTAAGGGCGTCGGCGTGGCTTTGGGCGCGGCGTTTACGGTCAGGGCCATCACAAATTTTATGAAAGCGACCATTGATTTGGCGGACGAGACGGCCAAAATGTCGCAGCGGCTTGGCATAGCTGTCGAGCGGTTAAGCGAATACCGATACATGGCAGAATTATCCGGCACATCTTTCGAGGGGGTTGCCAAGGCCGTCCAGCAATTATCCAAAAATATGCTTATAGCAACGCAGGGCACAAATGAGACGACCAGGGCTTTCCGGATGCTCGGGATCCAGATAAAGGATGCCCATGGCCGACTGCGTGACAACAATGAAGTCATGGGTGATGTGGCAGACAAGTTCGCCCGGATGAAAGATGGAACGGAGAAGACCGCGCTGGCCATGACCATTTTCGGAAGGGCCGGAACAGCGATCATCCCGATGCTCAACAAGGGACGTGAAGGGCTTGAACAGATGCGTGGCGAGGCCCAGAGGCTGGGTATTGTCATATCGAAAGATTTTGCGCGTGATTCGGAGCAATTCAACGACAACATGGCGCGGCTTAAAAGCCTTGCATCTGCGGCGGCGATAACGATCGGCGGTCCTCTTGTCAGGGCCGTGAACAGGTTTCTCGAGACGCTTTTGAGGTGGAGGGGCATTGAGCTCGAAAAGACGGAGGGCCAGCTTGAAAAGCAGATTAGATTAATCACCGAAAGGCTCAGTTTGATGCGCGAGCAGAGCCGTATCGGGCCGCGATCAGAAAGCATAGACTTGATTGTGGCAGAAAAAGAACGGAGTCTTATTCTTGAACGCCTGAATCTTATGCAGCAGCTCAATGAAATGAGGGAAAAGGCGGCCCGGGTTGCGCCGGCCGTGCCTGCCCCGGCTGAGGCCGATCAAGTAATACCGGGGGCAAAAGAAACTCCAAAAGTATTGGGCAATATAAACCTGGAGCTTGAAAAGCTCAAGATGAATCTGATTAAAGCGCAACAAACAGGCACCCCCGTGATTGAAGATCAGATCGACAAATTAAAGGAGCTTCTTGGCGGGTGGATAAAGAACAGAGAGCAAATAGAGCTGGTAGGAAAAGAAACATTAAAACTCAAAGACGTGGTTTATAAAGGCGTCGTTCAGCCTTTCAGCGACGCGAATATTGTGATAGCAGGATTCGCGGATGGGATGGGCAACTGGGTGGTGAATCTGCCCGAAATCAAGGAGAAGACGGATGAATTGAAGAGTAGCACCTCAGAGTTGGGCTATGTCTTTCAGTCCGCGGCCGAGGATGCAATTGTTAATTTTGAAAATCTCCGCGGAGTACTCCAGGGCCTGGAAAAGGACATAATGCGCATCCTTGCCCGGAAATGGATAAGTAAGCCTCTTGATAAATGGATTACCGGCACGGTGGTGCCCTGGCTTAGCAGCCTTTTTCATGCAGGCCGCGGTCCCGGAGAAGCCCCCCAGCAGTATGCCGTGGCGCCTGCCGCCATATTCGCCGGCGCGCCGCGCTTTCATGGTGGCCGTGAAATACCTGCCATTATCAGGGACGATGAATCGGTATTAACCCCCGCGCAAATGAGGGCAGTGGGAAGGCGAAATACAGGAGTATCCATCAACCAGAATATTACAATTGATGCCAGGGGGGCGGATGCCTCAGTCTTGCCGCGCATCTATCGGGCCATGGAACGCATGAAGCAGGAGACGAAGGCAGAAATACTCAATAACAGAAAGCGGGGAGGCGAATTCGCAAAAGTGTATGGCGCATAGCCCGCAAAAAGGACGGCAACTATGGCAACCGAAAACTGGCCAACCATACCGAAACCGCAGGCGCTACAATTCTACCTTTCCCCCAGTACCCAGATATTTCGCAGTCCCCTGTCCGGCGCGGTGCAGACACTCGAGCTGCCCGGTGCCCGGTGGAGAGCTATCATCACCTATAACGCCCTTTCCGATGCAAATGCCCGCATCCTGAAAGCTTTTCTCTCAAAACTATCCGGATCGGCAGGCCGCTTTTATTGCTGGGATTTTGGCCACGAGAATCCTGCCGGGATCGGCACCGGAACGCCCCTGGTGGACGGGGCCAGCCAGACTGGCAAGAGTCTTGACACCAAAGGATGGACGCCAAGCCAGACAGGCATTCTCAAGGCGGGTGATTATTTCACCGTCAACGGTGAACTGAAAATCATGACAGCGGATGTTGACAGCGATGTAAGCGGAGATGCGACTCTGGTTTTTATACCCGCATTAAGGGCAAGCCCGGCGAACGAGGCTGCTTTGACCGTTATCAAGGCCAGTTGCACCATGATGCTCATAAACGATGAGCAAGACACAATGCTATTTCGCCCCGGCATTTATGCTGAGGCCATAACTATCGACGCCGTGGAGATGTACGTCTGATGGCAAGGGATCTAACAGGAGCTTTCATAACGGCGGTATCGGCAGGACATGTGCCATGTCTCCTGTTCGTAGAGATGGACTTTGTGAGCGGCTACCTGCGATTATGCAATGCCGGATACAATTTTACCTGGAACGGTCATACATGGCTGGGCCTGGGATATTTGGGAGCAATAGAGGAGATCCGGGAGGAGGCCGGGCCTGAAGCGCATGGTCTTTCGTTCCAGATCTCCGGTGTCCCGTCGGATCATGTCCAGAAAGCGCTCGGCGAGCATTATCAGGGCAGGTCGGTAAAGGTGTGGTTCGCGCCATTAAATCCGGATACTTATGCCGTCATTGCCGATCCAAAACTGATATGGGAGGGGCTTATGGACACGATGGATATACCCGAAATGGGCGAGAAGGCAGTTATCACCATCACCACGGAATCGCCGATGGCGGCATGGGATAAGCCCAACGTGAAGCGTTTTAACCATCAGGACCAGATACAGGACTATCCGGACGACAAGGGTTTTGAGTTCGTCGAAAAAGCTACCTCCGGCGAGGTGATATGGGGGCCGATGTGAAGTTGAAACGAAAGCAGGACTGGCCCGAGATATTAGCCGCCAGAGTGGAGGCATACAGACACGAGCCGTTCAGGTGGGGAGTTCATGACTGTGCGCTGTTCTGCGCCGATGTGATACAGGCCATGACGGGGATCGATTTCGCCGAGCAATTCCGGGGCAGGTATGAAAACCGGGAAGAAGCCGAAAAGTTTTATCCCAACGGCCTGAGGGAATTCGTGGGCCGGTTTCTTTATCCGGAGATAAGCCCAAAATTCGCTCAACGGGGAGACGTAGTGTTTTTTGACAGTCCAGGTTTTGGAAATGCCCTCGGCATATGCATTGGCCATATGGTGGCCAGCTCGAGGGAGAGAGGGATGGAGTTTATACCCATGCACCAGTGGATAGCAGCATGGAGGATTGGCTGATGCCCCAGGCCGTGGCTGCTGCATTAGCTTCCGCATGGCCGTCGATCTTTGCCACGATCGGTGAACTCGGTGCGGTGATAGGGCCGAATGTGTTTGCCACCATAGCGGCCTATGCCATTACCGCCACAGCGATGAGCGCGGCTTCCTACGGATTCGGCAAGCTTTTCGAGGCTAGGGCCCCGAGCTTTTCGAGTGAAGCCACACAGCGGTTGCACGTAATCCGGTCGTCCGTGCAGCCGAGGCGCGTCTGCTACGGAGAAAGCATGATATCCGGTGCGCTGACCTTCAGGGCTTCCACTTCGGGTGAAGGATCGGATGCGGGCGAAAACCAGTACGCGCTCGAACTGGACCAGGCCGGAGAGGTCGGGGACAAAATTATAACGCTGCGCACTGAAGTCATGTGGCATCCGCACAATACCATTGACATGACGATAGAAAAGGATACCGAGTTCAAAATCACGGGTGATGAGCAGACATATACTGTGGGAGCTGATGCTACGGGGGTGATATTCAGAGACCATTTCGAAGATCCCGAAAATGGAATAACCACGGATCTTCTCAGGATAGACATCCCGATATCGCCTAGCCTGCAGCAGGCAGTAGAAGCGGGGGTAAATACTGAACTGAACATTGTGGAGACGATAGCGGCCAAGAGCGGGAAGGGGCACGAGTGGTTCCACATGGTAGTCACACTCGCTGGACACGAACTTAATGCCATAAAAGAAGTTTTGTTCAACAATAAGAACCCGGAGGACATTTCCATCATCTCTTCAAGCGTAAATGATCCGACCTATATCAAAACTTCCAGAAAGCATTATCTGACCACGGGCGACAATATCAAGATAGAGGGACATACCGGAAGCACGCCGGACATAAACGGGACGAAATATAAAATAACCTATGTCGATGACTATACTTTTACGATCGAAGACGCCGAAACGGGAGATCCCGTTGAAGTCACTGTGGCCGGTTCCGGGGGCTGTTGTTTCATTACGCGCTTTTACCATGACGGCAACCACGACAGTCCGTTTTTTGAAATCCACAGGCACCTCGGCGCCTCAGATCAGGTTGCCGATTCCAACCTGGTGTCGCGGGTGACGGAATGGACAGACAGCCACAGGCAACGCGGCTGCGCTTACGTCTATATCCTTTGCAAGTTCTCTATCTGGGCCTTCCCGAACGGCATCCCAAACGTCACCGCGATAGTGCAGGGAAAGAAGCTTTACGACCCGCGTACCACCAAGGATGTAACCTCTTCCAGCGTGGCCAACCCGACGGTTATAACCTGCACGGGCCATGGGTTCAGCGACGGGGATACGGTGAGGATAGAGGACCATTCGAGCGCCACGCCCGACATAAACGGGACTTATACCATAACCTACATCAACGAAAACAGTTTTTCGATACCGATCGAAGTGACCGACGCGGGCACGGGCGGGACGGCGACCAAGATAGCCTACAGTAACAACTGGGCACTATGCATGCGGGATTATCTCGAATCTGATTATGGTCTGAGACGCAAGAAAAGCCAGATAAACGACACTCTGACGATAAGCGCGGCGAATGAATCCGATGAGATGGTGGACCTTTACAAAGACTGGGAGAACACGACCGAATATGTTGTTAATGACGTGGTCAAGCATGGGAGCGCAGTCTACAGGTGCATAGTCGGGCATACAGGACAAGAGCCGCCCAATGATACTTACTGGAGACTCGGCGAAGGTACGGGTCAACAGAAACGTTATATGTGCGATGGTTCATTTTTGATGAACATGACTCCAAGAGAGATCATCCTGGCCCTCGCTACTGCGGGCGCGGCGACGCCGCCTGTATGGAGCGAAGGGGCATACCGGATAATACCCGGTGCATACCAGACGCCGACAGTCTCACTTGACGAGGATGATCTAAGAGGTCCCCTGCAAATTCAGCCGCGGATCAAAAGACAGGATCTTTTCAACGCTGTCCGGGGTATTTTCTCGGATGCGGACAAAATGTGGCAGCCCACGGACTTTCCGCCGGTGACCAACCTCTACTATTCAGCGCAGGATGATGGCGGCAAGGTTTATAAGGCCGCGTGGGATAGTGAGAACGAATATTCGGTGGGCGACATAGTGCTGAGCGGCGGGAGTTATTATCTGTGCATTCAGGAGAATACCAACCAGGAACCACCGGACGGGGACTACTGGGAAAACTACACTTTCAAGCACATATGGAAGGATATTGAGCTGCCTTTCACAACAGACCAGGTAATGGCCCAGAGGATAGCGAAGATCCACCTGGAGCGGGCGCGACAGGGAATAACCTGCATTTTCCCGGCCAAGCTCACGGCGTGGCAACTGGCGGTGCTGGACAGCGTGCAGATATCAGTGGACAGGCTGGGATGGAGCAGCAAAGTGTTTCAGATCCGGGGCTGGACGTTGACCAGGGATGGCGGGATAGATCTCGACCTGCAGGAAGAAGCTTCCGCCTCCTACAACTGGAACTACGGCAATGCCACTATAAAGGACCCGGCACCGGACACCGACCTTTACCGGCCAGAGGAGGTGGCGGCGCCCACCGGACTCACGTTGACCGAGGAAGTCTACAGACAGGACGGGGCTTATCTTTCGCGTGTGAGGATAACCTGGGACGAGGTGCGGGACTATTCGATACTGCATTACGAAATTGAAGGAGCGCACTATGGTTCTTCAAATTATTATGGCATAGGGACGCCGATAATGGTGAACTGGTATGTGGTCAGCAACGTGCCCAGGGGCAAATACACGGTCAGGATAAGGGCGGTCAACATCTATGAGGTGCCGAGCGAATGGGCCAGCGCGGATATCACAGTGCAGGGGCCCAGAGCCATACTCGATCCGACAGGAGTTAATGCTCCCACGAGTCCGAAGGTTTTCTTCTCTGCGGATAAAAGCGGGCATGTTAACCGGGTCACCTTCCAGTGCAGATATAAGCTCGGAGCCAGGGGACTGTTGAACGGCATCAAACTTTTATGCTCCACATCCGAATGGGAAAACGCGGTCACCCTGGGGACGGACGGAGGCACGACCATAAACCTTTCGGGAGGTGAAGAGGACATCATAGACAGCGGCAACCTGGGCACGGACACCATCAAGGCCGGCTCCACCAAATCGAAGCTCATCATAAGGGATGCGACCAATCCCCTGCCGTCCAATATCAACCTAGCCGGTCATTACTGGTGTCAGTTCACCACCTCAGAATGGCGCAAGGTGAGTCGATACGACGACACAGCGCTTTATTTCGATGAGGAGTTCGACATAAGCCCGGAGACGGGTGCGACTATCAATTACGTGGCCGTGGCATGGGCCGACAACAGGGAAGGGGACACGCGGTTGATGCTGTGCAAGGACGATGATGACAACTACGAGATAATCAAGTGGGGCAAGGTCGACCAGTCAGGCGACACCTTCAGGCTTATAAATTGCACCAGAGAACAGGAGGGGACTTCGCAATTGATGCTGACCGGATTCAAAGGCCATTACTTTCCGGCAATTGGCCCGGGTACTTTCATCATAGACTTCCCGGTCGATTCATTCGAGGAAATATCCAACGGCATTTACGAAGCGCGGGCGAACGCCGATTTTCCGTGGTTCAGTGAAGGATGGGCCAGTTTCGCCTGCATGGCCTACGTGGATTCCGATGAGGGTTACTTGAGGAGCTATATAGTGCCGGTCATTTACGAGGGAGCAGTGCAATAATGGGCAAGGCGATCATAGGAAGACTCGCGATCAACGTGCAGGCCGAGGAGGGACGCACCTGGAGCCAGTCCGTAGGCCAGACTTCGGAAGGAAAGCTGGACGCATTGACGATTATGGAAAAGCTCTGTTCGCGTATCAGCAACCTCGAGGAACAGGTGGACGGCCTCGTGGAGAAGCACCGCATACTCAAGTACATCCACGAGAGCGAGGAAAGCATTCTCATTGACGCCAGGAAGGTCTATGCATTCGGGGAGTGGAACTTCTACGAGTGGCTGAAGGACGTGACCGGGAAAAATGCCGGGGTATTGCCTGAGGACTATACGCGCATCCGCGGCGGGGTGATACAAACCGGCAAGGTCATGAGCCATGACAAGGAGAGCTGGATAGATCTGGACGCCACGGGAAACACGGCTTTCATCAAGTGCAAAGACTATGTTTCGATCCAGGCGGATGGGGATTTCGTGTTTGGTCTCACGGCGGGATCGAATCTTACCTTAGATAAAGATACTGGTCGGCTTTATTTGAATCTTGTTGGGAATAACGATCTTGAGGGCCTGGTGATAGGAAATACCCCGAAAACCACCGGCTTCCTGATGAATTATAAGGCGCTGAGGGGATACTACAACGGCGACCTGATAATGATCATGGCACTGGAATCAATAACAGAGGGAAACTGGACCGCGAGTCCAGGCGACCACGGCGTAGGCAATCCCAGCACAAACAATTACTGGATGTGGGACAACTCGGAAGGCGAGATGATCATAAGGGGTAGCCTGAATGCGGATGATATAACGGCGGGAGCCATCAATGCCGACCTGATAACGACGGGTGCTATTAACGCTGACCTGATAACCACGGGAACTCTTATTGGCCGCACAATAAAATCTGTTGATGCTACCACAAGAATTGAGATGAACGCCAGTGACCACAGGATCTATTATGCGGAATCCGGTGTCACTAAAATACAGATCGGTGCTCTTTACGACTCAGCATATATCTGGACCTCAGGGAAAATTTATGGTGGATCATGCCAGCTCGGTGGCACTTTGACCTGCGGAAGCATACAGTTAACCGGTTCGATATCCGGCGGGACGACAATATCCTGTTCCAGCACCATTGATGCAGGTACTGAATATCTCGGGCCTGGAACCAGCAGCGCGGCTCGCATCCGGGAAATGGCAGGAGGCTATCTTGAATTTCGTTGGGCGGGCGGCTGTTTCGAAGTATACCGCAACGGCGCTCGCATAAGACAGCTCTGCAACGATAATTAATCAGGGAAAAATGAAATGGGACTCCCGACTTTAGTAAGCAAGGTCGATCAACTCATAACGGACGTGGCTTCTATCAGGGCGTTCGTGCTGGGTAAATATCCGCCCGGAAAATTGTACGCTGTGGTGGGCGATTTCTGTGTCTACGGATGCAAGATAACCGAGGGTTTTTCCGCTGCCGATATGCTCCTTGCACTGGACGGCGAAGCCAGCGGCGACGGGGCGCATCTGAATCCGGATATAAACGACCCGGCGACGCTGCCCAAACATTATCCGAACATCGCGATGGTAGATGGTGACGATTTCCTCATGGAAAATAAGAATAAAACCACCGAGGAGACGAACAACCTGCTGCTGGACGACGCGCCGGGATCATCGGGATACGGTAGGTACGATATAGTCTATATCTACATGGGCAGGTCCGGTCCGGGCATCGCAATAAAAACAGGCACGGCATCAACGGCCTGCAAGAATGATTATGATGCCAACGGTCTGGACGAGACCGCCTATCCCAGCACCTATGATCCGACCATTCCGGATAATTGTTTGGAACTGGCGCGCGTTTACGTGGAGTACGGCGACACAGGCATAGCGGACGCCAGGATAGCCGACCTGAGAACGTTCACCGGCCGCATCCACAGCGACGTGATGGATCTGGCCAATGCCAAAGGTGACCTGCTGGCGGGTAAAAGCGATGACGTGCTTGAGGCACTGACTGTGGGAAGCAATGGTCAGATCCTGGTGGTAGACAGCGGCGAAACGCTCGGGTTGAAATGGGCATCGGCTATCAAGGGACTGGCCGACTGCAGGGTCAGAAGAGCTTCTGCTACCACTATCTACTGGGAAGGACTGGCAGGATCGAGCAAGCTGGTGTGGATAAACGGTAAGCTTGTGAGCCTCTCTGCCACCAAGGCCCTTCCCACCACGGACAACCTGATAGCCGCGGATGGCACGGACGCGGGATCGGCCATGGCGGCCGATACCACATATTATCTCTACGGTTCCAACGGATCGGCCAGTTTCGCGCCGAACGACATAAGGGCATCTACCACGGCACCCACGAACGGTTATCTGGCGGCGTCAGGCAACGGCGCGCACTGGCGGCACATCGGCTGGTGCAGGACGGATGCAAGCACGCAGTTTGCCAGCGTTCTTTACGTGATCAGCAGATTTCATCGCCAGTGCATCGAGGAACACATAACTGGTTCTGGAAGTATTAACCACAGCGGTGCAGGGGATTGGGAAGACACAGGCATAGAGATTCCGTTTCTTTGGGCTCCGGATGCTACAATCAAGGCTTCGGCAGATGTGACATTTAAAAATGATACGGTTCCCGGGAATGCATACTTCAGAATCAGGCTGGCGCAAGCGGGGGTATCGAGCGTTGGCGCATTGGAAAATGTTGATACTGCAAATTATTATTATAGAAATACCGTGAATTTGTCACATAGAAATGGCGGAACTCCCATCTGGGAGACGGCGAAACTACAATTTTACAGGACAGCCGGAACTCTCACGTGCTACAAGGGTGGAACCCAGATGACAATTTATTGCGCACAGGAAGATGCATCATGATCGTAATTAAAAGAACAGGCAAATTTTATGTGGATAAACTTCGCTGCGATCTGAGGATGATCGACGAATTATGCGTCCTCTTCACGGAAGAGGATGAAGATAATGGTATGGCTTCAAAGGTAAATGTCATTCCATCATCCCCGGATAGGACAGCAGTGTTGGAATCCATTATTGATGCCCACGATGCCGATGCTGCTCTGGCCGCCTGGAACGAGAAAGAACAAAAAAAGGCTGATGTCCCCCAAATGTTAAAGGCATTAACCTTGCTTGCCAATGCCACGCCCGCACAGATAGAAACCTGGGTGGACAACAACTTCCTGCAGGCGACTGACAACCAGAGACTTTTTTTCAGGACACTGGCGCTCGCTGTCAAGGCGTATCTCAACGAGAAGGGGGTATGAGATGGGCAGAAAAAACGAAACGATAGGCCTCGGCATAAAAGAGCGTTTCGCCCTTCTGGCCGTTCTGCCGGGACAGGGAAACATAATGACTCTGCGCGTGGTCAGGGAGCTGAGGGAAGAACTTGCGCCGTCCGGGAAAGAAATAAAGGCGTTCGGGATAAGGGAAGAGAAGGAGGGTAATCAGAAAAGCATCCGGTGGAATCCCGAAAAGGCGAAAAACAAGGAGATAGCAATCGACGACGCGAGACGGTCAATCGTAACCGAAGCCTTGAGAAAGGCCAACAAAGCGGAGATCCTGACGGAGGATCTCATACCTCTCTACGAAAGGTTCGTGGAGAAGAATTATGAGGAGGAATGAAATGAAACGCGTAAGAAAAAAAGCGAAAATGGGAAGCAAAAGGACTATCTGTCTGTTTGTGCTGGTATTTATGCTGGCAATAGTTGTGCTGGCAGGTTGTCTGGGTTACATGAAAATCGCCCGGCTTCCCGAAATGGACAAGCTTTTCGATGGAATATACACATTTAAATCCGAAGTGAAATTCGCAAAAGGATTCGAAAATCCGGAACCATTTGAAGGCAATGCTTTTTGCCTCAATAATGGTTTGCTGATTACCGCATCCCATCTCGCGTGGCCGGAAAAATATTACACGCCTTTCATGACGCCTTTAGGCATGATGGGAATGGAATCGAGCGAACCCGTAGAGGCAAAATATATCATGGAAGACGTGGAATTGTCGCTGGTTAGCTATAGCTGGGAGTGGGATCTTGCTGTTTTGAAGCCTGATAAGAAGCTTGTACCCTTTCCGGCGAAACTCGGAAACAGCGATGAACTGAGGGTTGGGCAAAGGATGTTTATGGTCGGCAATCCCTATCTTTCATTTTTTGATATCAGGGAAGGAATGGTCAGTTCATTAAAACCGATCGATAAGAGCAAATCGGTGTTCAAGGATTTCGCGGCCGATCCCGAAGCTTATTTTTCGGTTTCCTGCGGAATAGCAAAAGGCGACTCGGGCATGCCGGTCGTGGCAATTAAAAACGGCGAATTTTACATCATGGGAATAGCCATCGCCACATTCGAAGGTGAAAATCTGGGCTGGGCAGTCAAGGTCAATTATCTGAAAAAATTGTTAGATTCTATTGATGCTTGAAATGGAATCCCTGAGAAAAGACATTGACCGCAAGCTTCTCGATGATTGTATCGCCGGTTATGCACAGTGGGAAGCATTGATCAAGCTTGTCCTCGATCGTTGCCCGGTCTGCCTGGTGGCAATGGACGAAAGGGACAAGGCCGTCAACGCCATGGGACGCCAGCGATATTGCAAGTTCTGCCCGGTGTTCGAGGGCGGCTTCGAGGCATGCAAGCAGGGAAACATAAGCGGCCGACGGGTGAGGGAAGGCAAAGAGGCGCTGAAGCTGGTCTTGAAACGGGCGGAGGAGCGCAAGCGATATCTTATGGACATAAGGGAAAGAATCAAAAATGGAGAGCATGAAGATTCATTTTCTTATTATTACTATGAAGAAAAATCATTGCTTCATGAGAGTTAGACATGCAAATCGATGAAGTACAAGCCGGAGGAGTTTCGAAACCCAGAGATTATCCGGACTACTGGCTAAATCAGAAACCGGCTGTCCGACTAATACGGGAAAGAATCGAGGGACTTTTGCCTTTGATGGTCGACGGTGCCCATTGTCAGGACTGGTCATGGGGAAGGGATAAAGAAGGACATCTGACAATTGCGGGCTGGAAACAAGCTTATCACGATATCTCCAGAGTACTGGGTTATCACAAAACAAGAGTGCGGGATTTGGAAGCAATGAAAGCAGAAGTAGCCAGGATAATAGATTCGCTATGAGCCGGAAAGAAACGCTGGCAATCATATTGTGTGTCATTATCGCCATATTTATCGTCTTTTTCGTAGTGGCTTTTTTATATGTTCTTATCGAGCCCTTATGGAATCCTTACGCAGAAGTTTAATAAATTTAGAAAGGATTATAATAATGAATGCATCTAATGAAATTAAACGCAAAAACAACAATGCTTTTAATTTATTGAAAACAAGCGTTCCGTTACTTTTTGTCTTACTGCTTTTCGGGGCATTGTTAGGATATATCTGGAAAGAGCAAAGCAAAGTACTGGAAAAAATGGAAGCCAGAATTACATTGCTTGAAAGAAAGGTGCCGGACAAAACCTCCTGGGATTTTCTTTTCAATGAATTATCAAAAAAAATAACAATGGTACGGGAAGATTTGCAGCGGGAATCCAATTTTCAAAGAGAGGAATTAAGAAGATTATCGGACAGAATGGACGAATGGTCTTCCATTTTAAAGCCGTCGAAAAGAACAAAAAGGGAATTCTGAAGATTTTTTAACCCTATATCCTGCGAGGAATCTGGAAATGATCGGGTCCCCTGGCAGAGAAGTAATGGTCAAGCATCATGCGATAATCCTGGGATTGATACAGGTTTATCCGTGGTGGAAGGATCCGGACAGCAGAATGTATATCATCACTGAAAAGCAACTTGAGCTTATTCATAAAAAAATGGGGAAGGCCGAGGAGGCCATGGATGAACGCTGCCGGAACTGCCCCGAGCGGTTGACCTGGTGGCAGAGAATATTTGGGAGGTAAAAAATGGAAGAAATTCAAATTGGTCAATATTCGATTCCCATAATTTTGATGGTGATTTTGGGAATCATCTACAATGTTTCCGGTGAGACGCTGTCTAACCGGATCAAACCAATTATTTCGGTGGTTATCGGCATGATGTTAGGTATGGTGGCACTCCTGCGCGGAGGTTTGCCTTTCGATATCCAGCACGTCATCGACTATGTACTTTACGGTTTCATGAGCGGTGCTGCCGCAGTGGGGATTTACGAGACAAAAAGGGCTATTTGGCGACCGAGGAAATAAGGAAAGAGCATGAAAGTAAAAATAATTTCAATTACTATCGTTGCCTTTGTTATGGTGAGCTGCGGACAGAAGCTGAGCCAGGAGATGCGCCGAGCCACGATCGAATACGTGGATGCTGTCACCGCCTGGATGGAGGTCACAAACGACACAAGGGAAATTGTAGCGTTTGAAGTCGGCATGATAGAAGCCTTGCTTGGAGGAAAGATCAAGCTTTTGCCTTACGAATCCTATGTCAATCTGCAAAAAGCCAAGGCGATAGCGAAAAAAGAAGGGGATCTGACAAAAGAGGAGCTCGGTTTTCTGGCGGTCTGGAAAATGACTGTTTTGACACCGGTTGTGCTGGAATTGCTGGGAAGATATGCTCCGGATGCCCTGAGAACGCTCGGATTGATACTATGAGAAACAGGCTGCAGCACAACAACAATCCGTATGGCGCTAGATGAAATATCACCTCATGTATTGGCCGGGGTGATGGCACAGATGGAGGGATATTTCGCATGAAGTCATAAAGGCCATAAAGATACTAGTATTATTATAAAGGGGGGTCTGTGTGAAGCCGATACGATCGATTCTACGAGGCATTAAATAATAATGATATTATATAGTTACAGCATTTTATCAAATTTTCAAAAACTGGTGGATCATGTAAGGTATATTGAGACCAGAATATGGTTGAAAATATGGTCAAAATGGTGTGCACAAGGAAGTGTCGATTTAACCGGGCTTTAAGACGCCCTGTAACCGGGTTTT